GCAATTGGCAGAAGGTTATCAACATCTCAGCAAGATTCAGTTACGTAGTGCTGTGAAATTTTGTGAAGCAGTAATAAACGATTGCGGTGCATACGTGCAGATCAAGAAGGTAGAGCGCAAGCCGCGTCAGGTCAAATTAGTGTCACCAGAGAAACGTGCAGTCAAGTTCAAGATAATGATTGAGTTTCCAGAACTTAAACTCAAGAGCTTGCCAGCATCAAGTCTTGTGGATAAAACAGAAGCATGGCTGTATGATACTAAAAAACGCAAGTTGATACATGTTGTAGCTAACGAGTATGCTAAAGTGTTCACTGTTAAGAACAATACATTGATTGGATTTGAGACTAGCGAAACACAACAAAAGACCGTGCGCAAACCTGCTGAACTAGTCAAGGCAATACAGTCTGCAGGTAAACCGGCAGCTCGAAAAATATTCAAAGACTTGACCACTACAGAAACAATGTTCAACGGACGCGGCACTGAAAACTTAGTAATACTTAAAACTTGGTAAACTAAGTATAGAGATGCACAGCATCTCTAACAAAGTCGACTTTTATATTACCAATGTTTGCAATTTAACCTGCAACAACTGTAACAGATTTAATAATCACAACTTCCGTGGCTGGCAACGCTGGGACGATTATGAATCTGATTACACACAATGGAGCAAGCTGGTTAAACTAAACGCCGCAACTATCATGGGCGGCGAGCCTTTTCTTAATCCCACCTTATGTGATTGGATTCAAGGTATCAACAATCTATTTGGCATTGAAGTCCAGGTACTAACTAACGGCACCCGTTTTGCACAGTCTAAGCATCTGTACGAAAAATTCTTATATCAATCCTGTGCTACACAGCCCATGAATCACATAGGTGTAAGCCTACATAATGCAGATCAGTCTGGTCAACTGCATGCTGACATCCTGGACTTTTTGCAAGGCCCGGTTGATATCTTTTCCAAAGGACATACTGAAAATAACTGGGATTCAGACTGGAAATTCGTTGACGCCAATGGCATAATAGTTAATGTTTATATTGTGGATCATTTTGGAAATTCTGCACTGACACCTGTGCACACAATCAGCAGCCAAGGAAAATCATTCAAGTCACTTAACCTTGCCCAACAGTCTCAGATTCTGAGACTTAGATTATACAACAGCAACCCAGAAACTGCACATCAGAACTGCGCTTTTGCAAAATTCAAAAGCTACCATTTCATTCGAGGACGACTGTATAAATGCGGACCAGTGGCACTGATGCCCGAGTTTGATCAGCAGCACACGTTGGAAGTTTCTGAAACTGATCGGGCACTGTTGAATTCATACCAGTCATTGGGTATGGATAACTTTGACCAGTTCCATGCAGAATTCTTTGACAAACTAGATCAAGCTATACCTCAATGCAAATTTTGTCCTGAAACTCACAACATACACAAGATATATCCTGTTAGAAAAGGATCCAAGTGATCTTTGACGAGTTGTTTTATCAGACACAACAAGGAGAAATATTCCAGTCCAGCAACTGCATGCTGCACGAACATGCTGTGGCTAATGTGTTTACTAGTTGGTTGACTATGCTGGGATACACTCGAACAGATTCAACCAACCGAAGCTGGCAACGCGGACACAAAAAAGTTATTGTGTGCTTGTCTGATGACTTTGGAGTATGCAGAAAAGATTTTAGCCAACCGCCAGCAGAGTGGTTTGATACTGATACTGTTGTGTTTACTGACAATCACATGCCTTTGCATACACAATATCAAGTGTGTCAATTGCCAGTTAGTTATTTTGGAGTGTTTAGTTATACTCCTAACATTCAACAACCTGTGGGCACACGGGCAAGATTTCATTTTTCAGCCAATCGATTAGACCCGCAGCGACTGCAACTGATGTTAGAATTGATAAAACATTCAGGATCAATTGAGCAAAATCTTGCACACGATTATATAAATTTTAACGGCTGGGAACTATACAATGCTAACCAGACTACACAGGATATAGCGCAAAATGTTGATCGTTGTTGGCAACAATTGCCACATTATCACACAGGCTATGTTGACTACTTTGACCAGTTGGTAGCAACAGTTCCACTAAGAAATCATCAGCTAACAGTAGAGCAAGCACATGTGTCGTCACAGTTGAATCTGGTAGTTGAAACTTATGCAGGAGATGCGTCTATTGCATTCAGTGAAAAAATATTCAGAGCACTAGTAACTCCTGCACCTTGGACAGTGTTTTCTGCACAAGGTGCTGTGAAATATTTGCAAACACTTGGCTTTGATATAATAAGTGATCTAGTAGACCATTTGTACGACACACACTTGCATAACGAACACAAAGCCAGCAACTATGTGCAGCACAGCGTAAAGGTGCAACAGTCTTTGCAGTCACTTAGTGAATCAGTAATACTGCAACGATGTCAGCAGGCTGCGCAGCACAATCAACAAATTTTGCAGCAAATGAAACAAGCATGGCCTGCGGATTTTGTTAATTGGTTACCAACTGCAATAGAAAAAATTCAATAAATATAAGGAACGGAGTTCCTTATGAGTGAAAACACACTGCCACAATTGAAGCAAAATCTAATAGAATATGTCAAACTTCAATTAGGTGACCAAATTATTGATCTTGAAACTGATCCTGCACACTACGAAGCAGCATATCAGCGCACTATGGGTACCTATCGCCAACGTGCACAAAATGCCTATGAAGAAGCATATATCTTTATGGAAATGATCCGTGACGTTAATATCTACACTCTACCACAAGAAGTTGTGCAAGTGAGGCAAATTTTCCGCAGAACATTTGGTGATGCAACTGGCCCGTTTGCTAGCAACTTTGATCCGTTTGCACAGGCCAGTATCAACGTGTACTTGATGAACTTCAACCAAGCAGGTGGACTTGCCACATACGATTTCTACAGTCAGTACGTGGAACTAGCAGCTAGAATGTTTGGTGGATTTATAAACTACACTTGGAACCCTGTGACCAAGAAACTGCAGTTAGTGCGCGATCCCAAGAACGACGGCGAGAATGTACTGTTATGGACCTGGCAGCTCAAGCCTGAAATTCAACTGTTGCAAGACTATCAAATCAGCCAATGGATCCGAGACTTTATGGTAGCCAACGTCAAGCTGATCATTGGTGAAGCAAGAGAAAAGTTCTCAACTATTGCCGGACCACAAGGCGGCGGTACACTTAACGGTTCTGCAATGAAAGCAGAAGGACAAGCCTCAATGGATGCGTTGGTTGAACAACTTAAGATGTATGTAGACGGCTCACAGCCACTAACCTGGGTAATAGGATAATGAGAGCTAGCGAATTCATAACCGAGCACCGCAGAGTGTTTAAGCGCAATGCCAAAACTGGCAAGCTCAGTTTAAAGTGGCGCTGCGAAGCCGGACCCAGACAAGGGCGTGTGGTAGCAGACCCTAACCAGTGCTCTGCTAGTCTAGATAGAAAAAAGTCATCCAATATGAAGTTGACCCGTGCTAACACCAAAGTACGTCAAGCTCGTAAAACCAAGCGTACCAAACGTTTAAATCCAGCGGCAAAACTGGCTGCAAAACTGAACAAATACCGATAGACTGTGTGCGCTAGATCTGCTATAATACATTTATGGCAGATTTAATGATTGATATTGAAACAGTAGGAACAGGTCCTGAAGCCTGTATTTTAACAATTGCAGCGCAGAGTTTTGACCCGTTTGTGCGCGGCTATAATCCACAGCAATACTATGCTCGAATTGACATTGAAAGTCAGCCTGATCGTAACATTGAGCAAGGCACAATTGACTGGTGGGCCAATCAGCCTACAGCTGCACGAGAAGAAGCATTTGCTGAACAAGATCGAATCCCCCTAAAACAATCACTAGAAGAACTAGGTAAGTTAATCTGGCACAGCAAGCGCATCTGGGCAAACGGTCCCACGTTTGACATGAACATTCTAGAACATGCTTACAAAAGTTTTGGATTGGCATTACCGTGGCAGTACTACCTGGTGCGAGATGCTAGAACAGTGTACGGGCTGTGCCCAAACTTGAACAAGTACCCAGCAAGCCACCATGCGTTAGAGGACTGCCGTAGACAGATTGATCTGCTGCATGATTCTTTAGAATTATTAAACATCAAAGAGTTAGTATGAGTTTACCTAAGTTACTGGTTATTGGACACGGACGCCACGGCAAAGATACTGTGTGTGAACTACTGCGAGATCAATATCAGTTCGTATTTAGGTCCAGCTCGGATTTTTGTGCCGAGCGCTTTATCTATCTGGCTCTTAGAAACAAGTACGGATATAACTCATATGCCCAGTGTTATGAAGATAGGCACAATCACAGGACAGAGTGGTTTGATATGATTCACGACTACTGCAAAGATGATTATGCCAGGCTTGGTCGAGAAATATTCAAAGAAAATCATATCTACTGCGGACTGCGTAACAAAGCTGAATTCCATGCTATGCGCAACACTGGAGTATTTGACTATTGCATCTGGGTTGATAGATCAGATCATCTACCACTGGAAGATCGTAGCAGCATGAATTTGGATATCTGGATGGCAGATTATGTGATTGACAACAACAGCACACTAGACAATCTAAGACGCAGTGTTAACGATCTAGCTGATTACTTGCTGCGTAGTTGATCTAGACATCAGCTTCTAAGTCGCCACGTTTCCAAGGAAGGTCACTTTTTGACAAGTCGACTTCGCAGTTTTTGCAAACTGATTTGAGATTCTTATGTTCGGCATTGTTTAGCCTGCCGTCCATATGATACACCAGCATCTGTGCTGAATACCTGGCTCTGAACCCACATCGTTCACACACCATTTTTTTCTTGTAGCCACCTGCTGCCCAGGATGACACACGCTTGGGCAATCCTTTGTTTTTTCTAATGCAGTTTTCACATCTTGATCGATAGTGGACTGTATCGCCACGTTTGTAGTTTATAGCACATGGTCTTTGTTGGCAAACAGGGCAAACAGGTCTTTTCATACTGATATTTATTGCAAGGACCTTTGCAAAGGGTTGTGTAGAACGCCGTTTTTACCAAATACCTATAAATATCTACAACTTGAAAAGGAAATCACTATGGCTTTAGTATCACCCGGCGTAGAAGTAACAGTTATTGACGAGAGTCAATACATCCCTTCTGCAGTCAACACAGTACCTTACTTTATTGTTGCAACAGCACAAAACAAAGTAAGTGCCGACGGCTTAACAGTGGCAGCAGGTACAACTGCAGCTAATGCTAACAAAACTTATCTCATCACCAGTCAGCGTGATTTGGCAGCAACTTTTGGTGTTCCATTCTTCTACAACACCACAACTGGTACACCAATCAACGGTTACGAACTCAACGAGTACGGACTATTGGCTGCTTACTCAGCACTGGGTGTTACTAATCGTGCGTACATTCAGCGTGCCGATGTAGACTTAACAGAACTAACTGCTAGTTTG